CTACTGGGTCAGCCGGGCGCGGCGCGAGCGTGCGGCGGCCGAGCGCGAAGAGATCGCGCTGGCCGAGGACCGCAAGCGGCTCATCGACAAGGAGGCCGCGCTGACCACGATCTACACCGCCTTCCGGATGCTGCGCGACACCTGCCTGCCGCTGGGGCGCGAGGTGGCAGCTCGAGCGGCCTCGATGTCATCGCCGGCCGAGGTGCAGGCGCTCATCGACGAGGCGATGCGGGCGCGCTTCCGCCAGGCTCACGGCAAGCTGCTGGCCGCTGCCGTTCGCAGCCTGGGCGGCGAGCCTGAGCCGGCCCAGCCTGACGACCAGGGGAGCCCTGCGCCGTGATGCGTGACTGCGACCCCGACGTGCTGGCGAAGGTGGCCGGCGCCGTGCTGCCCGACCCGGACGCTCGCCTGGACGAGTGGGCCGAGGACCACGTCGTCATCCCGAAGGGCGCGGCGTTCTCGGGCCCGTACCGGCTGGCCCACACGCCGCCCGCGCGCCGGCTGCTGCAGGTGCTGTCGCCGGTCGACCCGACCGCCCGGGTGGTCGCGAAGGTGGCCAGCCAGATGCTGAAGACGCAGGTGTTCATCTGCGCGGCCCTGGGCTGGATCGACACCGCGCCGGCCAACATCATCGCGCTGGAGCCGACCGACGGCCTGGCCAAGCGCCTCTCCGCGCGCTTCTCCAAGGCCGCCGAGGCATGCGAGCCGGTGCGCGCCAAGCTGGCAGCGCCGCGCAGCCGGGACAAGCGCAACACCATCGACGCGAAGGAGTTCGATGGAGGCACCCTCTACATCACGACCGCCGGATCCGACGCCAACCTGGCCGAGATCCCGGCCCGTTACCTGTTCTGCGACGAGGTGTCCCGCGAGGGCTACAAGGTCAAGGCGGGCGGCGAGGGCGACAAGATCAAGCTGGCCGAGGCCCGGCTGAGCACCTACGAGGGCATCAGCAAGGCCTACTTCGTCAGCTCGCCCACCGACACCGACGACTGCGCGATCGACGCGCTCTACAAGCAGGGCACGCAAGAGCACTACCACGTCCCGTGCCCGCACTGCGGCCACCTGCACGAGCTGGTCCAGGCGAACTTCCGCTACACCGTCGCCGACGGCGGGCAGCGCGTGCTGCGGGCGTGGTTCGTCTGCCCCGACTGCGGCGGCGAGATCGAGGAGCACGACAAGCTCACGATGCTGCCCGATGTCGGCATGGGCGGGCAGGCCCGCTGGGTCGCCACGGCCGAGGGCGACGGCATGACGGTCAGCGTGACCCTGTCGGCGTTCTACGCGCCGCTGGGCTCGATCAGCTGGAAGTCGCTGGCCAAGGAGCACCACCAAGCCAAGGCGGCCGAGGCGCTGGGCAACGTGCAGCCGATGCGGGTCTACACGAACACCCGGCTGGCCCTGACCTACGAGCGCCAGGGCGACAGCGTGGCGCATGCCGAGCTGGTGCAGCGTGCCGGCGACTGGCCCATGCGCACGGTGCTGCGCCAGATCCTGGTGCTGGTGGCAGCCGTGGACGTCCAGCGCGGCGCCAATGCGCGCCTTGAGGTGTCGGTTTGGGGCTTCGGCCGTGGCGAGGAATCGCAGCTCGTCGACCGCCGCGTAATCTACGGCGACCCGGAAATCGAGGATGGCCAGCCGGGCAGCCCCTGGACCGAGCTGGACGCCTACCTGGCGCAGCCGGTCCGCCACGCCAGCGGCGCGATGCTGCCGATCCGGGCCACGGCCATCGACTCGTCGGACGGTCAGGTCACCAACACGGTCTATCGGTTCTGCCGCACCCGGGCGCACCGGCACGTGCTGGCGATCAAGGGCCGGCGCGAGCTGGACCGCGTGCTGGGCCGCCCGACGTGGCAGGACGTGGACTTCCGCGGCACCCAGGTCAAGCGCGGCGTCCGGCTCTGGAAGGTCGGCACCGACATCGCCAAGGGCACGATCTACGCCCGGCTGCGGCTGGTGCGGCATGGCGCCGGGTACGTCCACCTGAGCCGCCACATGCCCGTCGAGGCGTTCGAGCAGCTCACGGCCGAAAGGCTGGTCGTCACCACGAACGGAGGCCAGTCGCGCAAGCGCTGGGTCAAGCGCGCCGGCGCCGCCAACGAAGAGCTCGACAAGGCCGTCTACGCGCTCGCGATGGCGCACTACATCGGCATCCCGTCCTGGGGCCCGGCCGACTGGGCCCGCATCGAGCGCCGCCTTCTGGGACAGGCCGATGGCGAGACCCCGGACCTGTTCATGGCCACGCCGGAGCCGGGCGCAACCGTCAAGGAAGACGGGACCGAAGCCGACGATGCCGACGATCCCGACCAGGGCGACCAGGATCCGCCCGAAGCTGCCGAGGAATCCTCGGCCACTGCCGCACCGCCGGCCATCACCGTGATTCCCAGCACCCGCCCGATCGTGCCCACCGTCGCCAAGACGGGCACCGAGATGCTGGCCGCCATCCACCGATTCCGCGCACAGCGCCGTTGACCGCATGGACACCCTGACGATCATCCTCCGCACCATCCGCCGCGAGATCGAGGCCACCGGCGTGCCGCCCGACTCGCTGCAGGACGCGCTCACCCGGGCCGAGCGCACCGTGCGCGGCAGCCTGGGCGGCGGCTTCCACCTGATCACTCGGGCGCCCGACCCGTCGACGGCCGAGCGCATCGCCCAGCTCGCGCCGGCGCTGAGCACCAAGCAGATCAGCGAGCGCCTGGGCGTCAGCGACCGCCACGTGCGCCGCGTCATCGCCATGCTGCGGCGGTGACCGCTGCCCGAATGTTCGGACACGCGCCCGTGTTCGATGTCCGCACGTCACGCGATGCTGGCGGCAGTTGATCGAAGGGGACTCACATGCAAGTTCGGATGCTCAGGGACATGTTCGGCGCAGACCGGACGCTGTACGTCAGCGGGCAGACCTATGACCTGGCGGACGCGCTTGCGCTGTCGTTCATTGGCGTTGGGGCGGCCGTGGATGTCGGGACCGAACGGGAGGATCAGCAGGGGACCACGGTGGTGGACCGTCTTACGGCGGCGCAGGTCGCGGCGGGGGCGACGGGGGTGGCAGCGCTGACGGCGAGTGGCGGTATTTGCTCGCCGACCGGAGAGTCGCGCCAACTGTCCGCGTCGCGGTACAAGAAGTGGCGAGCAGCAGCCGCTGCGGTGCGCAACGGAACGGCCAACGCGAAGATCCTGTGCATTGGTGATAGCACGACCGCAGGCGCTGGCGCTAACGGCGTGGGATTCGCTGCTGGCGGCTATCCGAAGTCGCTTATTCCGAAGCTATCCTCCGCACTGAATCGCGCCTACCTGCCGACTCAGTATCACGGGAGCATTGGAACAGGGAACATCGGCACCGTTGCGCTGCTGGCGTTTGATACCCGATGGACGGCCGGCGCCGGCTGGTCTGCTGTGGCAGTTTCGGGGGATGTGCTTGGCAAAACGTTCTGGTCAAATTCCACGACGACCAACACCCTGACCTTCACGCCGACCGAGGCTGTGGATACGTACATCGTGTACTACGGCCGTGCTTCTGCGAGTGGCACATTCTCCGTTGCGTTTGGCGGCGGCACTGCTACGAATATCTCAAGCTCGAACGCAACGAACTTGTTGGCCTCGACCACGGTTACGGGTGCGCTTGGCGTCACTCCGCTGAACATCGCCCGTGTCAGCGGGACTAACCTCATTCTCGGTGTGCGGGCCTACAACTCCACCGCCAGCACCATCGAGGTCATCAACGCGGGCGGGTCGGGTGCTGTGGCTGCGGACTACGATGGCACGGCGAACCCATGGGATGCACCGAACATGATCCAAAACGGGATTGTTCCTGGCCTCACGATCTACACGGTCGGGATCAATGATTGGGTGAATGCAACGAACATTGACGCCTATGAGGCATCGGTCAGGGTGACGCTTACTGCGGCTCAAGCTGTTGGCGATGTGATTATCGTTATCCCTGCTCCTTCCGCTGTGTCGGCTGCTCCTGCTGCAACTCAGGCGATCTACATCCAGCGGCTCTACTCCATCGGGGCAAGCCTTGGTATTGATGTTCTTGACCTTTCCCAGCGGTGGATTAGTCAAGAAGACGGCTTGGCAGATGGGTTCTACGTTGACACGCTGCACCCGTCCGGCCTCGGTTATTCAGATTGGGCTCAATTGCTTGCCAATCGGATCATGAATCTGTGATTTGCCGAGCCTGATGGAATCAGGAAAGAGACTGAAGCAACCAGGCCGCCCACCATGCCCCTCCCCACCACCTTCACCTCCGGCGACGCCTTCAGCGCCACCATCACCAACGCCAGCTACCCGGCCGGCGCTGGCTGGTCGGCGCAGATGGTGCTGATCGGGCCGACCCGTCAGACCATCACCGGCACCGCCTCGGGTGATGACTTCGTGTTCACCGCCAACAGCGCGGCGACCGCGAGCTGGGTGGCGGGCAGCTACACGGCCCGGATCCTCTACACGCAGGCCGGGGCGCGGACCACGGTCGAGTCCGGCACGCTGCAGGTGCTGCCCGATCCGGCGGCCGGTGGCACCGATGCCCGGGCGCTGATGGGCACCTGGGCCCGGATCCTGGCGGACCTGGAGGCGGCCTACCAGGCGCACATCACGTCCGGCCGGGCCGTCGTGGGCAGCTACAGCATCGGCGGGCGCTCGATGAGCTACCAGACCACCGCCGAGCTGGTGCGCGCCATCGACAACGCCCGACGCGAGGTCGCCCGCGAAGAGGCCGCCGCCAAGCTGCTGCGCGGCGAGTCGGCCCGCAACAAGCTGCAGATCCGCATGTGACGGACTGGCCGGGCCGTTGATCGCCCGCCAACTTTCGGACATCGGCGCGTGTTCGATGTCCGCCCCGGTCGGCACAGTGATTCCCATGCCGACCTTCCTGCAGCGACTCGCGACCCGCCTGGGCTATGTGCCCCTCGCGCAGGCCGATGCGCGTGTGCAGGAGGTCTCTGCCCAGGCCCGCGCTGCCATGCGTCAGCAGCGCAGCCTGCTGGCCTCGCTGACCACCGCCGATGTCGCGAGCTGGGGCAGCGATGCCGAGCACATCAACACCGACACGTCTGCCGGCCTTGCCACGGCCCGCGCCCGCAGCCGCGATGCCGCCCGCAACTATGGCACCGCCCGGCGCGTCCTGGGCATGGTCCACAGCAACGTGCTCGGCCCGTTCGGCGTTCGCTACCAGTCCCGCGTGCGCACCGGTGCCGGCTCGCTGAAGTCCAGCGTCAACGACAACCTCGAATCCGCCTGGAAGGCCTGGGGCTCGCGTGGCGCCTGCGACGTGACCGGCCGCTACAGCTGGAAGCAGGTCCAGCGCTTGGTGCTGCGCCATGTCGCGGTCGACGGCGAGGTGCTCATCCGCTTCCTGCCCGGCCGTGGCCCGCACCGCATCCAGATCCAGATCATCCGCGCCGACGCGCTGGCGATCACGCTGCACCAGGACCTGTCGGGCGGCCGGCGTGTGCGCCAGGGCGTCGAGGTTGACGCCGATGGCCGCGTGCTGGCCTACCACCTGCGCACCGACGCATCGGTCGACATGGTGTCCGAGCACGTGCCCGGCTCACGCGCCGGCATCAAGCGCGTGCCGGCCGACGAGATCATCCACCTGATGCTGCCCGAAGAGGCGGACCAGCTGCGCGGCGTGCCCTGGATGTCCACGGCGCTCAAGAAGCTGCACCAGCTCGAAGACTTCGCGCAGGCCGGCCTTAACAAGGCCCGCGAATCGGCCAAGCGCGGCGGCTGGTTTAAGTCCGCCACCGACGCCGGCCCGCCGCCGCCGCTGCACGATGGCGAGGATGCCGAAGGCAAGTTCGCCACGCTGCAGGACGGCACCTGGGAACAGCTCCCGCCCGGCCTGGAGGCGCAGCCGTTCGAGAACGAGTACCCCAACATCGAGTATGGGCAGTTCGTCAAGGACTGCCTGCGCCAGATCGCCAATGCCTTCGGCACGGCCTACATCACGCTGGGCAACGACTTGGAGGCCGTCAACTATTCCTCGGGGCAGCTCGGCCTGGAGGGCGAACGCACGCTGTGGCAAGAGCTGCAGCAGTGGTTCATCTCCGACTTCGTGGAGCCCGTGTTCCGCCGCTGGTTGAGCTACGCCGCCCTGGCCGCGCCGCAGCTCTCCTCGCTGGCCTTCGACAAGCTCGACCTCTACGCAGACGCCGCCCGCTGGCAGCCGCACCGCTGGCAGCCGCTGGACCCGATGAAGACGGTCGAGGCGCAACGCGCCCGCATCGAGGCCCGTCTGACCAGCCCGCAGCGCGTCATCTCCGAATCCGGCGACGACCCGGACGAGATCCTGGCCGAGCTGCTGGAGTGGCAGGACAAGACCGCCAACCTCAAGCCGCCGGCCGCGCCTGCTGCGCCGTCGAGCGCCCAGGCTGCCACCGATGCCGAGCAGGCAGCCGCCCGGCGCCTCACCCTCATCGCCAGCCGCGCCCTGGAGACCTGACCCATGACCACCGACACCATCGACCGCCACGTGATCCCCGCCGACGTGCGCTCGGCCATCGCCACGCCGCAGCGCCGCGCCATGGCCGAGCGCGCCAAGGTCGACACCGAGGCCCGCACCGTCGAACTGGCGTTCGCCAGTGACCTGCCGTATCAGCGCTGGTGGGGCATGGAGATCCTCGACATGGCCGCCAGCTCGGTCGACCTGTCGCGCCTGAACGCCCGTCACCCGCTGCTGCTCAACCACGACCCCGAGTCCCAGATTGGCGTAGTCGAACGCGCCTGGATCGACAGCGACCGCAAGGCCCGCGCCGTCGTGCGCTTCAGCCGCAGCGCGTTGGGCGAAGAGGTCATGCAGGACGTGATCGACGGCATCCGCGAGCTGGTCAGCGTCGGCTACTCGATCGACGACATGGTGCTGGAGTCGCGCACCGACGACATGGCGACCTACCGCGTCACCCGCTGGACCCCTTACGAGGTGTCCATCGTCAGCATCCCGGCCGATCCCAGTGTGGGTGTCGGCCGTTCCATGGCCCCCGGGGCCGCAACCGCTCACGTCAAGGAGACCCCCATGAGCGAAGTCCTCACGCCCGCCCCGGCAGCCCCCGCGCCGGACATCCGTGTCATCGAGAACAACGCCGTCGCCGCCGAGCGTCAGCGCATGAGCGCCATCCGCGCCATGGGCAACGTGCACAAGATGGGCGAGCTGGCCGAGAAGGCCATCAACGACGGCACCAGCGTGGACGCGTTCCGCGCCCAGGTGCTGGAGAACCTGGAGCGCGCCGGCACCATCACGCCGGCCGTCAAGCCCGAGCTGGGCCTGAGCAAGAAGGAACAGGCGTCCTACAGCATCACCCGCCTGATGCGCGCCATGCTCGACCCGCACGACCGCGAGGCCCTGGCCGCCGCCGCGTTCGAGATCGAGTGCTCGACCGCCGCCCGCAAGCTTCGCCCGCTCAACGAGCAGGGCCACCTGGGCAGCGAGCGCGCCTCGGGCTTCACCGTGCCGGTCGACGTGCTGCAGGGCTCGCTGGCCCACTCCGATGAGCAGCGCGCCGCCCTGGCGATGCGCCTGCAGCGTGACCTGACGGTCGGCACCGCGTCGGCCGGCGGCAACCTGGTCGCCACCGACCTGCTGGCCGGTTCGTTCATCGACCTGCTGCGCTCGCGCATGGTGCTGGCCGGCCTGGGCGCCACCATCCTGGACGGCCTGACCGGCAACGTCGCGATCCCGTCGCAGACCGCTGGCGCGTCGACTTACTGGGTCGCGGAAGGCACCGCGGTCACCGAGTCGCAGGCCGCGTTCGGTCAGGTCACGCTGACGCCCAAGACGGTCGGCATGTTCACCGACTACTCGCGCAAGACGCTGTTGCAGACCACGCCGGCCATCGAGGCCCTGGTGCGCGCCGACCTGGCCATGGGCATCGCCACCGAGATCGACCGCGTCGGCATCGCCGGTTCGGGCACCTCGCCGGAGCCGCGTGGCGTCATCAACACGGCCGGCATCGGCGCCGTGGCCGGTGGCACCAACGGGGCCGCGCCGACCTACGCCCACATGGTCGCCCTGGAAGAGGCCGTCGCCCTGGCAAACGCCGACATCGGCTCGCTGGCCTACGTGACCAACGCCAAGATGCGCGCCCAGCTCAAGCTGACGCAGGTCTTCAGCTCGACCAACGGCCAGCCGGTGTGGCAGGGCAACGAGGTCAACGGCTACGCGGCTGCCGTCACGCAGAACTGCCCGGGCAACCTGACCAAGGGCACCAGCTCGGGCGTGTGCTCGGCCATCGTGTACGGCGCGTGGCGTGACCTGCTGATGGGCTTCTGGTCGGGCCTGGACCTGATCGTCGACCCGATCACGCTGGCGACCTCCGGCGGCCGCCGCATCGTGGCCCTGCAGGACGTGGACGTGGCCGTGCGCCGTGCCGCGTCCTTCAGCGCGATGCTGGACGCGCTGCGCACCTGATGACCTGACCTGACGCCGGGCCCGGTGATCCCGGGCCCGTGCGGCGGGCCAGCCACCCCACCTGACGCGAGATCCACATGCGCATCCTCCTCACCAGCAACACCTTCGCGCCGTCGATGGACGGCCCGGTCTTCCTGCCCGAAAACACCTTCGCCGACATGGAGCCCGACAGCGCGCGCGGCATCGTGCTGGCCGGCAAGGGCCTGTACGTCGACCCGAAGGACGACCCGACCAAGCTCAAGCAGCACACCGCGCCCGAGCCGCTGGTCCGTGTCGTGTCCGACGCCCTGAAGGCGGCCGACAAGGCCCCGTCCAAGTAAGCCGAGATCATGGCCTTCACCGAGCTGATGGGCGTGTTCGTGGGCGACTTCGGTGTCGCTGCCACGCGCACGCCTGCGGCCGGTGGAACCGCCCAGGACGGCACGGTCATCTTCGACCAGCCGGGCTCGGTGGTCGACGGCATGGACGTGATCGCCACCGAGCCGCTGGCCCTGATGGCCTCGACCCAGTGGCCCACGCTGGCGGCCGGCGACCTGCTGACCATCGGCGCGCGCGGCTATCGCGTGCGCCAGGTGCTGCCGCTCGACGATGGCGCCACCAAGCGGGCCGTGCTGGCCCAGGTGAGCTGACATGGCCCTCGCTGCTGCCCAGGTCATCGATGCGGTCGCCGCGCGCCTGCTGGCCGTGTTCCCCGGCGCGGTCTTCACCGACCGTGCCTGGCCGATCGCCTCGCTGCCCCGATGACCGTGCACGGCCTGCAGCAGCACGACCTGGAAGTCGAGCTGATCGGCGTGGTGCGAGCGGTCGACGCGGTCGATGACGCGATGCACGCGCTGGCCAGCCAGGCCCTGACCGCCCTGAACACCCCGAGCCCCGTGCTGGGCTTCACCCTCACCGGCATCGGCCGCGCCCTGCAAGGCGAAGCAGAAGCCGCTCACGGCCAGATCACCCTGCGTGGCCTGGTCTCGTTCGCCACCGCGCCGGCTGCGCCGGACACCCTCATCACCATCTCCTGAAGGAGCCCCCATGCCCACCATCAACAAGTGGACCGGCGTCGGTGTCGATGTGCAGACTGCCCTCGCCAGCGCCCTCACCATCACCGCCATCAGCAAGGCGTCCGAAGCGGTCATCACCGCCACGAACTCGCTGACGGCCGGCGGATACGTGCTGATCATCTGCAACGGCATGAACCAGATGAACTACCGCGTGGTCCGCGTGAAGACGCCCACCGGCACGAACTTCGTGGCCGAGGGCGTCGACAGCACGAACTTCGACACGTTCACCAGCGGCACGGCCCAGCTCATCACGTTCGGTGCGTCGGCCTCCACGTTCGTGGACGTGAACATGTCCGGCGGCGAGGCCGAGTCGATCGACGTGACCACCGTGCACGACACGGTCAAGAAGGAGATCC